GCTCTTGACAAAGGTGGTAGAAACTATAAAAAAATATATGATGACTCAGACGTTACCAGAAGAAACCGCAATGGACAGACTAGCTCGGGATTATATAGCTTGTTCATACCTATGGAATGGAACTACGAAGGATACATTGACTCTTATGGGTTACCTGTCTTCGAGACGCCAGAAAAACCAAAAAAAGGTCCAGACGGTTTCCCAATTGAAATCGGTGTTATCGAGCACTGGGAAAATGAAGTAGATGGCCTTAAGGATGATCCTGATGCACTTAATGAATTATACAGACAGTTTCCACGTACAGAGAAACATGCATTCAGAGATGAAACAAAACAATCTTTATTTAATCTAACTAAGATTTACGAACAAATAGATTATAATGAAGATTTAAAACATTCAAACGTTGTAACTAAAGGTAATTTTCAATGGCAAGATGGTGTTCAAGATACAAGTGTTATGTTTGTTCCTAGTAATCAAGGTAGATTTTTAATTTCTTGGGTGCCAAACATAAATCAACAAAATAGAATTATTGTTAAAAACGGTAGAAAATATCCTGGTAACGAACACATGGGTGCTTTTGGTTGTGACTCATACGATATATCAGGTACTGTAGATGGTAGAGGATCAAAAGGTTCTTTACATGGTTTAACTAAGTTTAGCATGGAAGATGCTCCTGCTAATTTATTTTTTTTAGAATATATAGCTCGACCTCAGACCGCAGAAATATTTTTTGAAGATGTACTCATGGCTTGCATATTTTATGGTATGCCAATACTTGCAGAAAACAATAAACCAAGGTTGTTATATCATTTTAAACGAAGAGGTTATAGAGCTTTTTCTATGAATCGGCCAGATAAAACAGCACATAAATTATCTGTAACAGAAAAAGAAATAGGTGGTATACCTAATTCAAGTGAAGATGTTAAACAAGCACACGCTGCTGCTATTGAAGCTTATATTGAAGATTTTGTAGGTTATAATAATGAACAGTATGGCACAATGTATTTACAAAAAACATTAGAAGACTGGGCGGCATTTGATATAAACAATAGAACTAAACATGATGCGTCGATTAGTTCTGGCTTAGCTATTATGGCTTGTAATAAAAACAAATATAGACCCGTTGCTGAGGTTGTAAAACAACCAGTTAATTTGAGTTTTTCAAAATATGATAATAGAGGCAATGAATCAAAAATAATTAATAGATGAAATTAAACACTGGTATTAATAGTGCATTTCCAAGTCAGATGGTATCTGAGGAAGAAAAGAAATCTTTAGAATATGGTTTGCTAGTTGGTCAAGCTATTGAATATGAATGGTTTAGAGGTGGTAGAGTAAATGGTAGCAGATGGAATACAGGTTATCAAAATTTTCACAATTTAAGATTATACGCTAGAGGTGAACAAAATGTACAAAAATATAAAGATGAGTTATCTATTAATGGTGATTTGTCTTATTTAAATTTAGACTGGAAACCAGTTCCTATTATACCTAAATTTTTAGATATAGTGGTAAATGGTATTGCCTCTAAAAATTACGATATAAAAGCTTTTTCTCAAGATCCTTTTTCATTAAGACAAAGAACTCAATACGCAACTAATTTAGTTGAAGATATGTATGGCCAAGAACTTATTGCTCAGGCTAAACAGACTACAGGTGAAGACTTTTCAAGATCTAATATTGCAACAAGTGAATTACCTAGGAATAAAGAAGAATTAGAACTTCACATGCAACTTAGTTATAAACAAGGTATTGAAATAGCAGAAGAAGAAGTTATTGATAACGTTTTAGCTAATAATAAATATAATTTAACTAAAAAAAGAGTTATTGAAGATATAGCTACAATAGGTATAGGAGCTACTAAAACTAGTTTTAATAAATCAAACGGTGTTGTTGTTGATTATGTTGATCCTGCTAATTTAGTTTATTCATATACAAATGACCCTAATTTTGAAGACATATATTATGTTGGTGAAATTAAATCGATGACTTTAGCTGAAATAAAAAAACAATTTCCATATCTTACAGACAAAGAATTAGAGCAAATGGTAAGATACCCAGGGCGTGATGGTTATATAGCAAATCCTAATTACGATAATGATTTAGTTCAAATATTATTTTTTGAGTATAAAACGTTTATTGATCAAGTTTTTAAAATTAAAAAAACAGATACTGGTTTAGAAAAAACATTACAAAAATCAGATAGTTTTAATCCACCTGAAAGCGACAATTTTAGTAGAGTTTCAAGAACAATAGAAGTTTTGTTTAGTGGTGCAAAAGTTATGGGTGTCCCTCAAATGCTAGAGTGGAAGCTAGCAAAAAACATGACAAGACCTGTATCTGATACAACTAAAGTTAATATGAATTATACTATATGTGCCCCTAATTTATATCAAGGCCGTATAGAATCATTAGTTAGTAGATGTACAAGTTTTGCTGATATGATACAACTTACATCTTTAAAACTTCAACAAGTTATTCAACGTATGGTTCCAGATGGTGTATTTGTAGATGTTGATGGTTTAGCAGAAGTTGATTTAGGCAATGGCACTAATTATAATCCTCAAGAAGCTTTAAATATGTATTTCCAAACTGGTAGTATCGTTGGTAGAAGCTTAACACAAGATGGCGATCCTAATAGAGGTAAAGTCCCAATACAAGAATTACAAACATCAGCATCTAATGCTAAAATACAGTCTTTAATAGCCACATATCAGTATTACTTACAAATGATACGTGATGTAACCGGTTTGAATGAAGCTAGAGATGGTAGTCAACCTGATCCTAATGCTTTAGTTGGATTACAAAAAATGGCGGCAAATGCTTCTAACATAGCAACTAAACATATATTAGAGTCTAGTTTATATTTAACATTAAGAATATGTGAAAATATTTCACTTAGAGTTGCTGATGCTTTAGAATTTCCATTAACTGCTAATTCATTAAAAGAAAGTATATCTGTTTTTAACGTTGAAACGTTAAAAGAAATAGATACATTAAACCTCCATGATTTTGGTATTTATTTAGAATTAGAGCCAGATGAAGAAGAAAAAGCTCAATTAGAACAAAATATTCAAGTAGCTTTACAGTCTCAAGGAATTGATTTAGAAGATGCTATTGATATAAGGCAAATAAAAAACCTTAAGTTGGCTAATCAAATGTTAAAGCTTAAAAGAAAACAAAAACAAATTCAAGATCAAGCTAATCAAAAAGCTATGATTCAAGCCCAATCAGAAGCTAACGCTAAAACAGCTGAGTCAGCAGCTATGAATGAAGTTGAAAAACAACAAGCTTTAGCTCAAACAGAAATACAAATAGAACAAGCCAAGTCTCAATTTGAAATACAAAGAATGGAACAAGAGGCTTTAATTAAAAAACAATTGATGGCTGAAGAATTTCAATATCAATTACAATTAGCAAAAGCTAAAATAAATACTGATAGAGAAAAAGAACAATTTATAGAAGATCGTAAAGACAAAAGAACTAAAATACAAGCAACACAACAATCAAAAATGATTGATCAACGTAAAAATGATTTATTACCTACAGATTTTGAATCAGCTGGTAATGATAATTTAGACGGATTTGGTTTAGAGCAGTTTATGCCTCAATAAACCTATTTATTAATTTTTATTATATTATATTATGTCAGAAGAAGTAAAACAAGAAGGTACTTTTAAAATTAAAAGTAAACCTAAACAATTAGTTAAAAAAGATATTGTTAAAATCGATTTATCAAAAACTAAAAAACAAGAAAAAGATGCCGTTCAAGTCGGAGAAACAAAGAAGGTGGCTGTGGAAGAACAAGCCGGAAATAGCCCTCAAATGGACAAACCAGTATCAGAGCCCAAAGAAGTTTCTGAAACTAAAGAAGAACAACCAATAATACAAGAGGTTGTTGAAAAAGAAAAACCTAATGAAGAAAAAGTTGAAGAAGAAATAGTACAATTAGGTGAAAAAATAGAAGAAAAAGTTATTGCTCCTACGCCTGAAGAGGCAAGAGAAGTAGCTAAATTACCTGAAAACATCGAAAAAGTCGTAGACTTTATGAAAGAAACAGGTGGAACATTAGAAGATTATGTAAGATTAAATGCAGATTATTCTAATGTAGATAACGATACTCTATTAAGAGAGTATTATAAACAAACTAAATCTCACTTGAATTCAGAAGAAGTTAATTTTCTATTAGAAGATAACTTTGAATTTGATGAAGAGTTAGATGAAGCAAGAGATATTCGAAAGAAGAAGCTTGCATATAAAGAAGAGGTTGCAAAAGCTAAAAACCATTTGGAAGGTTTAAAAAGTAAGTATTACGAAGAGATCAAGTTGAGACCTGGTACTACTCAAGAACAACAAAAGGCTGTAGATTTTTTCAATCGCTACAACGAAGAGCAAAACACAGCTCAACAACAACATGAGGCGTTTAAGTCTAACACTAAAGATTATTTCAACAATGAGTTCAAAGGTTTTGAATTTAGCGTTGGTGAAAAGAAATTTAGATATGGAGTTAAAAACGTTAATGATGTTGTCGATAGTCAATCGAACATTAATAATACGATCGGGAAGTTCCTGGATAAAAAAGGTAATGTTGCAGATGTCAAAGGTTATCACAAAGCTATGTACGCTGCTGATCACGCTGATACTATAGCACAGCATTTTTATGAGCAAGGTAAATCCGATGCGATTAGAGATATTGCTGCTAAGTCAAACAACGTTGATACCAACCCAAGATCAAGAGCTCCTGAGGATGTTTTTGTTGGAGGGTTTAAAGTTAAAGCAGTGTCTGGTATTGATTCTTCAAAATTGACAATCAAAAAACGGAAATTTAACTAAAAATTATTATTAAAAATGGGACAAATTAATCCTGTATACGGCTCGATCGTGCCGTCACTACAACAACAAATCTTAAACAGCAACTACTTAAACTTTGCTAATGGAGGTGGAAATGACTTCGCTCAACAATACCTTCCTGAAGTTTATGAAGCTGAGGTTGAAAGATATGGAAACAGAACTTTATCTGGTTTCTTAAGAATGGTTGGCGCTGAAATGCCAATGACATCTGATCAAGTAATTTGGTCAGAACAAAACAGACTACACATCTCTTACACAGGGTGTTCAGTAACAAGTGCTGGTGGAGCTGCAATCGGAATTATATCAATTCCTTCTACTGCTTCTGTATCACCTGTAACTGGTGGTGGTCAAAGTACACCTATTCAAACAATTGGTGTTATTAATCTTAACGACACTGTAGTTATTATGAACACTGACACTGGTGTTACAGTTAAAGCTGTAGTAGTTGTTGCTCCTGTAGTAGCTGCTGGTGGTGCACCTGCAACTCAAATACAAGTTACTTCATTTACTGCCGCTAACCTAAACTCTTTAGGTTCTGCTGCTAACTTGAAACTATTTGTATACGGTTCTGTATTTGCAAAAGGAACAGGGCAATCTCTTGCTGCTGCTCAACCACAGTTCACTCAATTTAATAACCAACCAATTATTATAAAAGACAGATACCAAATTAATGGTTCTGACACTGCACAGATTGGATGGGTTGAAGTTGCTACTGAAGATGGTACATCAGGATACTTATGGTATCTAAAGTCTGAGTCTGAAACAAGACTAAGATTTGATGACTACTTAGAAATGGCAATGATTGAAGGTGAATTAGCTTCTGCTACTGGTCAGTTTGCTGTACAAGCTGCTGCTGGTAACATTGGTAATACTGGATTTAATGCTGCTGTTGCTGCTCATGGAACGCAAGGTTTATTCCAAGCTATCCAAACAAGAGGTAACATCATGTCAGGATTCTCTGCTGCTACTGGTATCAGTGATTTCGATCAAATCCTTAAAAACCTTGATACTCAAGGAGCAATTGAAGAAAACATGTTATTCTTAAACAGATCAACTGATCTTGGTTTTGACGATATGTTATCTCAAATCTCTGGTGGTTCACAAGGTGGTACTGCTTACGGTTTATTTGAAAACTCTGAGCAAATGGCACTTAACTTAGGATTCTCTGGATTTAGAAGAGGTTCTTATGATTTCTACAAAACTAGCTGGAAATACTTAAACGACGCTTCTACAAGAGGTGCTGTTGCAGTTAGTGGAATAGATGGTGTATTAGTACCTGCTGGAACTTCTACAGTTTATGACCAATTATTAGGTACAAACGTTAGAAGACCATTCTTACACGTAAGATACAGATCTTCAGAAGCTGATGACAGACGTTACAAGTCTTGGATCACTGGATCTGTTGGAGGTGTATACAACTCTGCACTAGATGCAATGCAAGTTCATTTCTTATCTGAGAGATGTCTTGTAACTCAAGCTGCTAATAACTTCGTGTTATTCCAAGCTTAATACTTTTTTAAAGAGTTAGGCGCTTCGGCGCCTAGCCCTTTATTTTTTTTAATTATATTATATCATATTATGTCAAAGACAAAAGAAATCAAAGCCCCTAAATGGGAGATTAAAACTAGAGTGTATTATTTATTACACGACATTACACCACTAACTTTTACATTACAAACCAAGCATAGTACTCAATATCCTTTATTATATTTTGATAAAAGTACAAACACACAAAGAGAATTAAGATATGCAACTAATCAAAACTCACCATTTGTTGACGAACAACAAGGTGAATGTACATTAGGTCATGTTATATTTGAAGATGGAGTAATGACAGTTGGTGAGTCACAACAAAACTTACAAAAATTTTTACATCATCACCCTAAAAAAGGCAGTATATTTGCTGAGTGGGATCAAAAAGAAGTTGCTCAAGATGACTTAGCAGATTTAGATGCTGAACTAGAGGCTATGACTGCTGCTAAAAACATGGATTTAGATCATGCTGAAGCAGTTTTAAGAGTTGAAAAAGGATCTGAAGTTGCAACGTTAAGCTCTAAAGAATTAAGAAGAGACTTATTATTAATGGCAAGAAGAAATCCAGGTAATTTTTTAGCAATTGCTAATGATGAAAATGTTGGATTAAGAAACACAGCTATTAGAGCAGTTGAACAACATATAGTAAAACTATCACAAGATCAAAGAACTATTCATTGGGGATCAAATGATAGAAAACTATTAACTGTTCCTTTTGATGAAAACCCATATTCAGCTATGGCCGCATGGTTCAAGACTGATGAAGGTGTAGAAGTTTTCAGAACAATTGAGAAAAAGTTACAATAACATGTAACTATAATTATAGTGAAGGGTCACTTTGGTGGCCCTAATCACTATTAACTAAAATATTAAAATGGCAATAAACGTAAATACTGTATATCAAACCGTTTTATTAATACTAAATAAAGAACAGAGAGGTTATATGACACCTGTTGAGTTTAATAAAATAGGTGGGCAAGTTCAATTAGAAATATTTGAAAAATACGCTGAAGATATGAATCAGCAATTACGTGTGCCTCAAGTTGATTTAGACTATTCCGATAGACAAATTAACATAGATGAAAAATTATCTATATTTAAAGAAATAGATGCCGCAACATATACTACAAGCGGTTTTAGATTACCTTCACAATACTCCGGAAACTCTTCCGCAAATCAACAGTTCACAGCTGTAAACCCACAATTATCATACGCTTTATCAGGTAACGCTTTAACTTTAGCAAATCAAAACGCTATAGCAAGCGTATTCGTTGCTAATGTTCAATTAACAGATGCTGAATATACTATAACAAATGGTAATTTAATTTTAACATCTCAACCAACAGCAGGAGATTCTATAAATATAAATCTTTATGCTAAGCAGTTTTATAGACTAGGTACTGTTATATATACAGCAGGGGCTTTACCTATACAAGAATTAGAAAGAGTTGGATCAAGCGAGTTATATCATTTATTAGGTTCTAATCTTACAAAACCTACAACTACATACCCTATTTATACTTACAAAGGTAATTACTTAAATGTATATCCTACAACTATACAAAGTGGTATATCAGTTAATTATTTAAGAAAACCTATTGATCCAATATGGAATTTTTCTGGTAGCACTCAATATGTTTTTTCACCAGCTACATCAAACAACTTTGAAATACACTCATCAGAGCAAACAGAACTTATAATAAAAATATTATTATATGCAGGTGTTGTTGTAAGAGATCGTGAAATAATAGAAGTTGCTGCGGGTCAAATACAACAAGAAGAAATGAATCAAAAAAGTTAATATATGCCAAGACCAGATGGTGGATTAGTCACCGAAACTAATAGACAATATTACGCTGGAGCACAACAGCAGTACTCAGCAACAGGAGGTGTAGGTATAAATATAACATCTACTTTTGATACAAATTTAATATTTGGAAGTTCTGATCCTACTAACGGTCAATACGGTCTGAATAATTTTCTATTATATAAAAGTACAGATGCTTTAACATGGACTGAAATAACACCAGCTACTACAGTTCAAAATGCTGTAGCAACTGAAAATGGTGGGGTTGCATCAGCAACTATACAAATAGCAGCGGCTAACGCAAACATAATAGCTGGTATGAGTATATACGGTGGTGGTATAACTAATAATCCTACTGGTGCTAAAGTAGTAAGTGTAAATGGTGTTGCAATAACTTTAGACAAACCTATTGCTTTACCAGGTAATGCTACAACAGCAGTGTTGTTTCAATTTGATGAACCATATTCTATGGTTAATAATATTGTTACTGCAGCTATAGATTTACCAGCTAACAATTATTTAAAAATACAATTAAAAGAAACTGCTATAGAAGAAAACTATGGTAGTTATGAATATACTAGATTAACAGATGTTATTGATAATTTTTTAATAGCATACGTAGGTGCTGGTAAATTAATACCTAGCGTAAAAAGAACTGATGTAATATTTCATGCAAAACGTGGATTACAAGAATTTAGTTATGATACACTTAGAAGCATTAGATCACAAGAGCTTACTGTAAACAATGCTTTAAATGTTATTATACCTCAAGATTATGTTAATTATGTTA